GTTTGGTTTATATAATCCTACTGTTCTTGGAGTAAAGTATCTTTCTGGTGCAACATATACAGGAACATTTACACTATCAAGAGAAGCAATGATTCTTTTTATTTCTTCTCTGAATGGGTCAAAGTCTGGATTTTTTAATAACTCAGAATCTACTCTGAGTTTTTCTACACCCTCAGTACATTCTAGAAGTATCATACAACCCATTGCATCAGCATTGTATGGTTTTACTGTTGGTTGTGTTGGTGCTAAAGAACTAGCAATTGCTGGAATTGTTAGAGTTAATGATAAACCGATCGTTGCTAGGATTTTTTTCATTCATCCCACCATCCTTCTTCTTTATGTATCCAGACTTTCAAATCTTTTACATATTTTCTCAATATCTGGGCCTGTTCTTCATGCCAAAAATCACCCGTCACCATGTGAAGCCGGGTGTGATTATCTATTGCTTTGAGTATTTGATGGATGGGAGCATTCCAACACTCCCTCTTTGGAGTGTTCCACTCTCTTGGCACGGTATTACAAGCGAATGAACTTCATTGTATCTAAAATAATCCAACTGACAACTACCAGGACTAATCTCAGAATACCCAACGATCATAAAAGCAATAAACTCCATTATTTTTTCTTGCCACCATTTTTTGCTTTATTTGCAGTAGCATTTCCCTGATTCTGCTTTTTATTATTTGCAGAACCTTTCTTACCCTTATTTGCGGACTTTGCCATCAGGATCCTGTGCGAGGTTGTACTTGACCTTCAAGAACTTCAACTCTTTCTTCAAGAGATGGTTCACTAACAACTTCAGAAGATGATGGTTCGGGAGGAGATTCTACAAACTCCTCTCTTTTTGGTTCTTCTTTTTTTTCATCTTCTTCATCACCACCTTTTTTCATTGTATTGATGCCGAAAGTGGCAGCAGATGCAGTGAAGACTGTTGCAATAAATGTTGGGTCCATCTTAGATAGAGTACCAGCATAACTTGCAGTAAGGAGAGCAGCAGACCAACCCAAGATACATATACGAATTAGTTGACCCATAGCATTTTCGTTTTTCTTAGTAGTCATCAGTCCGTGTGATGATGTCTTTGTTATTTAGGATTTTAGAACCTAAACTTAACTTTTCCAGCAATGGAATTATTAGTAACTCCATTATTTACACCATGAGAACCTTCAATAATTAGCATTTCCTTATAATCGACCGAGGCAGTTACACCATAAGAGTTATCAGTTCCATAGGCACCATCTATACTGATACCGAAGAGATCTTTTTTCTTACCACCAAATCTGGTTTCAAGTTTGAGACCTGCTTCACCAACGTGTGTAGTATTGCTAGTTGCATCAACAGTTCTTGCCGATCTAATATCACCAGTTTCGGTGTATGCATTTCTACTTACATTCTGAACAGTGTGTCCTATGAATGGTTTAATATTCTTGGAAAGATGCCAATAAAGTCTATTGGATACCCACCACTCAGAACCAGTGGTCTCACCCTCATTATTAAAGACGCCTTCTACTGTTCTTGAATAGTTGTACTTGCTATTTGCAATCGCAGCATTAGTATTGAGAGTCAGTGTGTTGCCGTGGAAGGTATTAAAGATTCCGTGAACGTCTTTCTTCTGAGATGCAGTTGAATCTACACCACGAAGGTTTATGTTGACTTGATTATACTGGTAACCAACAGTCCATCCTTTGGACAAATCTAACTCAAAACCACCACCGAAGATCTTGGAATCGGCAGAATACCCATCGGCATTGTAAGATTGAACGAATCTATTGTTCTCAAATACTCTGAACTTCTCTTTGGTTCTAGTTGGTTCGTGATTCAGAAGTCTATTGATACCAGTATTGATACCATCAAGAACTTCTAGTTGATCCACACGACCAAAGTAATCTTTGGAAGCATAATACTCTGCATATGATGTACTAGTCTCATATGTAATGACAGAAGGATCAGTTGTTACTTGTGTAGCAGCACCATTGGTATAAACCTTTGTATAAACTGCTGTGGTGGTTACAGTTCTTACTGTTGGAGTAGTAACCCCTGTTGTTGTGTGATGATTGACTTTTTGCTTAACATCAGATTCAGTTGCATTAAAACGATGAGTCTGAGTTACAGTTGGTGCTGCACCAGAAGGAGCATAAGCAGTTCTCTGAACATCGTAGGTTCTTGTCTTAACCCAATCAGCAACAGTTGCCTGAGTGACTACTGAGGTTCCATTGTTATCATCAGTAGTTACTGAAGTTGTGGTTGAAGTTCCATTGTTTGTTACAGTGCTTCCATCACTATAAGTATCAACTGTCGTGGGGGTCGTTGTAGTAGTGGTCGTAGTTGTAGGAATGGTAATAACTTCAGTATCAGTATAGTGAGTTTCTGTCTGATTACCATCAGCATCTACACCCATCACATGACGATGAGGATTATTTGTTACAGTTCTAGTTCCGTTACTTGTAGAAGTAGAAACAATATCAGAACCAGCACCACTAGATACTACGGTTGGTGCTGGTGGAGTTGGAGGTGTTGAAGGTGCTGGTGGAGTTACTGCTTGACCTGTGGAATCATTGACGCCATCTCCGTCAGCATCGCCAGAAAGAAGTCCAGCAGAAAGAGTTACGGTTCCAGTACGAATAACTTGTGATGATGGATCCCAATCCATCGTTGGTTGTGCAATAGGATTGTAAGTAAACTGATAATCTCCAGCACCTAAACTATTAAATGTTACACCTTGCCAAGTATAACTTTGAGTTGATCCATATAAAGCAGCAGGATCACCATAAGGAATAAGATTTACTCCATCGGACATGAAGTAGTTTGTGCCTGGAATCAATCCAGTTGGTTCTGTGTTCTGAAGTAGAGTCCAGTTGACTGTTGTAGGTGCGAATGTATTTCCGTTGACACCTTGAAGAGTCATTGAACCTTCGGTAAAGGTGGTTCCTTGGTGCCAGGAACCATACCAGAAGGTAACTGAACCTGCTCCATCACCAACGTATCCTAGTGAGTTGGTATGTGCTAATGCTGCTGGTGCTCCCATCAAAAGAGCAGACGCTACAGCAAGCGCCCTTGAAGCGTAAGACATAAAAAAGTCCTCTATGACTCAGTGTGTACTAAACGAAACAAACTAAAAGTTGTTTAAAAGTAAAGTATTCACCAAGTCTCAGAGGACTCGGAGTATGTAGATTCAGACCATTTAAGATCAAGAATCAGTTATGATTGTAACTATTTATCCTTTCTTCCACGCCTCTCCTTCTGCCTTTCTTCTACGAGCAAGACCTGCTTCCACATTAGAACCAGGATTGCGATAGAGGAATAAAGCATCAGGAACTAAATCCCACTCCTTATTCTTCAAGCGTTTAGTAATAGTATTAAAGTTATCACCACCGTAAAAACCGGCACCAAGATTATAAGCAAAGCTGAGCAGAGCGCCTCTTTTTCCATCTGACATTTCACTCCAATGTGGGATTTTACGAAGTGCAGGAAGAAACTCATTCTTACACTGTTCAATAAGAAGTGAATCTGCTTCTTGTTGAGTTAAAGTATCACCAAGTTTAAAGTGCGATCCATCCTTCTTACGGGTAGAACCCCAACCAATTGTAATTGGAAGTCCACCAGTCAGAGGATCGGGATATGCACTTAAATGACATCCTTCAAACTCTTTAATGAGCTTGATGCCCATTTGAGGAACATCATCACCACCTGTTACAGGAGCTGCAGCAGCGGGTGCAGATGCTGGTGCAGCACTAGTCTTTTTTCCTCTGTAAATTTCTGCCCAGTCAACATTGTCTTCCAAATATTTAACTGGTAGATTATCTTCTAACCACTGCACTGCTTTAACGTGGTTAGGATTCTTCTCGTCATAAAACTTGAAGAAGTTATGTAGATCGATTCTGGCCATTGTTGTCTCCGAAATAACGTTGATAAAGTTCGTTTGCTTCTACGTGCCTACCATTATTTGTAAGTTCTCTAATCACTTTAAGCATCTTTCTTTTGAAATTAATCGAAGATTCTGCCCCATCCATCGTTTCCTCCTGGACACCAACGGTGCTTGAGAACTGCTTTTGTGTAAACGGTCTTCTTACCGTTTGTAACAGGACCAGTATAGTTATCGTTCAGCGAACCATATGGATCGTTGACATAGTATCCTTTACCATCTGGCGTCTTACCGATTACAACACACATGTGCCCACCAGTAGGTGCAGAAAGAGAACCCCTATGCAAGATACCAATAACGACAGGCTTCCCAGCGTCAAGACTTTTATCAACGTCAGCAAAAGAAAGATTGTAACTAAAGTGTGACTTAATACCATAACCAGCCAGAACCTTTGTCTGTACGGCGTGGTCAGTTGTATCACCGATTGCAAATACTTTCTTGACATATTCATCGTCGCCTTTAATCGATCCTGGTTTGAGGAAAGCAAGGCACATTGCACACGATGAACTATTACAAGTTCTATGTGCATCTCTGTAGTTATCTACTTGATTGAAGTAAGGAACTGCTAGAACTGCTGGTGTGGGTGGTTTTGTTCTGAACATCCCAATCCAGTCAGTTTCCGCATCATCAAGAAATTCGGCAGGTAAGTTATCTTCTAACCACTGAACTGCTGCTACATGATTTGAATTGTTCTCGTCGTAAAACTTGAAAAAGTTATGAAGATCTAGTGTCATTTTCTTCTCCTATGAATTCTAATGAAAAAATATCATGATCTTCAATTTTAGGATCTAACCATTCACTAAATTCTTTTTGAATTGCGTATGCATTTTGGTATTCATATTCCTCATTTTTATCACAAAGAGTATGAATACGATCAATTGCCCAATCGTGGGATAAACGAAGAGTCTCAACCAAAGTTACCATAATCTTTTCGCATATAGCGTCCTAGAATATTACTATTGTAATACGCAGGTGTTCCATCGTCAAGAGACTCACTCAACACATTATTTAGAAAAAGTTGTTTTGTTTCTTCGAAGTTGCATTGTCCTTTTGTTGTATGGAGGCTAAGTATTGTTCTGTTACAGGATGCTTTGCCCCAAAGTTTAACATCGGTTTTGAGTTCGGGACATGATCCATAATAATTTTTCCAATCTGACTCTGATTTAACTTTTCTAGATTTGCCCTTTGGTGTGCGGAAAGACCAGAAATATTTCCTACCAATGTAACTACGACCAGTTTTATCGCAGTGTATATGATAAACAAAACCAAAATAATCTTGAATATCAGAAGACTCAAAAATTTCCCCATTGAATCTCCAAGGATTTTCATAACTCATACTATAAGTATTTAAGAGCTATTATTTATCCTTCAACGGGAACAAAGAGATTCTAGGTATGTTTTGAGGTCTTGTCAAGCCCTTGATAAATATTCAATAAAGTCTTATAATAATGACTGTCTACGTTAATAATATCACCATTAACACTGGGGAATATTTTTCCAGAGACTTTTACCTAGACAATATTGACGGTACACCATTGAACTTGGTTGGATATGCAGCGTCTTCATATATCCGTAAGCACCCAGAAAGTTTAACTCCAACTGCAAAATTTAATGTAGGATTCATTGATAGGGCAAATGGGAGAATTAGAGTCTCATTAGCATCTACGGTAACTGCCGAAATCAAACCTGGTAGGTATGTTTATGATGTTTTATTCACTGATAATACGACTAAGAAGTCAATTGTAATTGAAGGTAATGTATTAGCGACAGAAGATATTTCCGGTGGTTGCATAAAAACTTCATATCTTTATAGTGGTTTTGGAGTTATTCCAGAATCTGATGGAATTAGCAATCTTAATAATGTAACATCAATAACAATAAATGATATAGAAGATTATGGTGTAGTTCATCTTGGAGTAAATGGTAATTGCAGCCAACTCACAAATACAGTAGCATTACTACAAAATGCAGCAAATCTAGAAAAAATAAACAATTATATTCGTCTGGGTGGAGTTGTTTGGTTTAATACGGAATGGTTTAATGGTAGTCCTGGTGGTGTTGGATGTGCAAATAGAGCAAATACAAATACTATTTTAACTTTACTTGGAACAGAAATTAGACAAGAAGCAGATTCTGGAATTGTTGGAAATCTAACAAGAAGTAATGAAACTGGTGTTGTTTTAAGCGGATTTCCATCAGTTTTATATTGTAATGCAACAGCAACATTTACAGGTGGAACATTAGTATATGGATTTACTGGAAATGATTATCTTGGAAATCCAGTCAACAATGCAAGATTAGTTGTTTATGAAAAAATTGGTAATGGGATATTATATGTAAGTGGAGATACAAATACTTGGGACGATGGTACATATGCACAAAAACTTCCCAATGAATTTTATAATGCACTCAGAAACCTAGTTCTCTATGGATAAATACTTAAAAAACGATGTCGGTATATGTAAATAATCTTACTATCAATATAGGAACAGACTTTGTACAAACTTATGATTTGTATCAAAGTGGTGGTAAGGTTATTGATCTAACTGGATATTCGGCAGCATCAAGTCTCAGAAAACATAGAGACAGTGGAACTGCTGTAAGTTTTACTGTTGGTTTTCCAGATAGAACAAATGGAAAGATTAAAATATCAATTCCTAGTTGGACAACAAACAGATTAAAACCCGGAAGATATGTCTATGATATTTTGATGACAAAACCGAATGGGGATAAAGGTATTATTGTAGAAGGTACTATCCACGCAAGAGCAGGTATATCAACTGGATGCTCATTCTCAACTCCAACTAGTGCTCAAAGACTCTGTATTGCTGTGATTGATGAAAGTGATAGTCAAACAGCATCTGGAATGTATACAAAATGGGAGCAATTTAGATCATCATATCCAAATAGAACTTTTTATCTTTTACAACCAACAAATGTTGGGTATGGAAATAGTGTAAATAATACTAACTATACTGATCTTGTTTGTCCTGATAATTTCTTGAATGAAACAACTGTAAACGTCTCACCGCTGATCTAAGATGTCTCAAACAGGATTTCCAAATGGCGGCATAATGCCCGATGATGATGCAGATTTTACATATTCAAATATCATTACTAGTGAAGCAGATATAAGAGCAGCAGCTCAAGAAATTGTAAACGAAGCTTACATATCGGGTACTATTGATTCAAAAGTTGCTGATACTGTTGCAACTAGTATTGAAGGATTGGCAACGGCAGGATTAACTCTCGCACAATATTATATTCAGCAAGTTACATATCAAGGTGCCGATGGATATGGTACAGAAAATAATCCTGTTGAAATTAACTACAGTTCTGCTGTAAATGGGTTATTTGCAAAATCTCTTGGTTCTGATGCAAATACTGATAGTATTTACTTAAATTATCAAGCAAATTCGACAAACATAGATGGAGTTCAAAACACATTTTTCAATTTAGGAGCAGGACCAAATTCATTCAATTGGGATGCAAACGGAAATTTAACAATAACAGATACATATCTTTTTACAGGTTTAGATGATATTGGTGCAGCACCAACTGTAGATCAGGCAACTTCTCCTGGCGGTCTTCTTGCACAAGTTGCTAAATTTTTTATTGGTCTTGCTGCTGGAAGTTTTTTAACACCTCTTGCACAACTCAAAGGAGATGTTAACAATATAGCAAAAATGCTTTTTGGAGCATCAGCAGCAAACTATGTTGATGGAGGTGTTCCTTTTAACCTTGTTAGATGGGCACAAGTAAATGGGCAAAATGTGACAAACATTGGTCTCATTGAAGAAATGAAATTTCGTAAAATATTTACGCCACAAGAATTATATGATAATAATCCTGCACTTTTCTTTGATGCTGTTGCTAAAGGTTTAATACCATTTTCGGCATTACTTGCAATGCCAGACTTTATTTGTAATTCAATAGAAGTTGGTTCAGGTCCAGATCCATTCGGATTTCTTCCAAATTATGCACCAGTTAATACAACTTTGCCCGCTGATCCTAATAGTTGGACTTTTGGTGGAGGTGGAAATTATCCAAGACCCTTTACTAGTTTTGCCCAGAGAATAACAGAGGCAAATCTTTCTCTTGGTCCATTTGCAATGGTAGATTTTAAAAATCCAACCACTAATGTATCAACAAGAATTTCTGGAAGAATATGTAATTTATCATTAGTATGTAATGGTGCTCCTGGTGAAGTTGGATTTATAAGACAAGATTGGTATGGTGCAGATTTAAGTGGAACTGGTTATGGTAGTAACCTATTAAAGTGGCAGTGGTGGGAAC